ATTTTTTATTTCCCCACAAAGATACCACATTTTTTTGAATTTACAAATTTATTTTTTAATTATAACAAAAAAAAGAGCGACATTTCTGCCGCTCTTATCGTGATACGCGATTGATTGTTATGCGTTTGTTGATACAGAACCGCTACCTGAATTGGAATCCCTGTAATTACTCTCTACGAATGCAATAGCCTTTACAAGCATCGTGTATGACGTGCTTGGCGTGAGGTCGGTAAGTGTTATTTCCAATAATGCCGTGTCAGTCCAGTTCGCCCCTTCGTCGGTGGAATACTTATACCCGGATGCGTTGTCTATCGCAGCCCACGAGAATTTAACACTTGAAGAACTTATGGCATCTCCGCTAATAACGGGAGTGTCAAGCTGTATCTTATCGGTTGTTTGCAACACTTCTGCGGCAAGAGAGTCGTCTGATACTATACCATCACCAAGTGCTTTCACGGTAATTGAGTATTCAGTATTTGCGCTAAGTCCCTCAATCTTATAAGTAAGAACATCGCTAAGAACATCTTGTGTCAATGCCTCTCCCCATGTAATCGTATAGCCTTCGGCATTATCAACGGCACCCCATCCTACCGTTATTGATATATGATCAAATGCTGTTACCGCGGCTTCGGGCGTATCAAGCACTTCCAACTCAAGTGTTGAGAAAATAAGTGCATCTGACACTAATGAATCATCGTATGTAATACCATCACCTATTGCTTTTACGATAACAGAGTATTCTGTATCAGCTGTAAGGTTGGTAAGATCCACGGTTGGGCTTGTAAGAAGTTCAGACCATGAAGTACCTGCGTCAAGTGAATACTTAAATCCTTCTGCGTTTTCGTTGGCATCCCATGACACTGTGGCGGTTGTCTGTGTAACGGCACTCTCTGCCAGATTATCCGGCGTTGCCAATATTTCCAAATCAAGTGTAGAAAAAGCCAATGTTTCAGAAGCAGGAGAATCTGAATATACCACACCGTCTCCAATTGCTTTCACGCGAATAACATAGTCCGTATCATGGGTAAGTCCGGTAAGGTCTACTTCTGTGTCCTCTATTAGGTCAGACCACGTATCCCCACCATCCATTGAGTATTTGTATCCATCGGCACCAGTAACCGCATTCCATGATACTGTAGCAGTAATTTGTGCTATATTACTTGCAACAAGTCCTTCTGGTTGCAATAATGCTATGAGTTTGGAAAGTTCGGCAGCAAGTCCTTCCTCATCTACCACCAGTATATTACCCGTCATTTCCGTATAGAAGTTTTGCAGCTCACTTAGTGAGCGTATTGGGATCATACGTGATTCCTGACCGAACCACATCCATGTACCGTTAATTTTTATCAACTTGACAAATCCTATTTTATTATTCCTATACCTGTTTCCACTAAGCGTAAAATCGCTAAGAATAATAATATCTGCCGTTAGTGGTATCTCGGATAGTTGTGCTGCGGTGTACTGATATGTATTATCCGTATCGTTATAGTTAATACCATCATCGCTCACATTGTCAACCCTTACAAGTGACTGTACGGACGGGGAACCCTTTGTCCCGTACACATAGTTTCCTATTTTCAGCTTTTTTGTTTCCATTTTACTCTTGTTTTTTATTATTGTTATTACTTGATGTTTCTTGCTGCGCAGCCTCTGTTGCCGCGCGCTGTTGTTCTGATTCCTTCTGCGATTTTTCTTGTTCACGTTTATCATCTGCCTCAAGGCGAGCCATTTCCTGCGGATTGGCAAGAGGATGTTCCTCTGTTACAGTTAGGCGTGAAAGAGTTCCGGATGTAAACGAGTTGTTGATTATTGTAGCCTCTTCGAGAAGGTTTTGCGGGATACAAGGCGTGAACTGATAATTAAATCTACCCACCAAATCCCTATACGAAAATGGCCCAGTGTTTTCTACTAAACCTACAGCTTCCAGAAAAATAAAGAACAATTCTTTCATCTGCATGTCTATATGCGGATAGAAATTATTAGCCCACTGTATTTCAGGGAAGCATAACATACGAAGATATGCTCCGCTGTCATTCTGTCCCTTTAGGTCTTCGTGGTGTATAAATACTGTTTTTGTACCGTCAAGAATAGCACGGGTAATTTTAGAGAAGGCCGCTTCCAGCATAGACGATGCGTTTGGTGGTTCGAGAATCTTGGCATCGCCCTGTGGGTCAGTAGATGCGAAAGCGCGACCTTGAAAATCAACATTAGGGAGCGATGTTGCACCACCTTTTAGGAATAGATATGGATTGAAAAAGAAACGGCCACTCTCAACCAAGTCTGACAATAGTTTATCAAATTTATTGCATAAATCTTGTACAATACCCCAAGGAACGTCACGTTCCCGGAAATATACGAATGGTGCCCGCGAGAATCCATGTGATGTACGCGAGACGAGAATCCAGTTATCTTCACTAATCTCTCCGTTTATCCTGCCGAACACTTTCTCCGCATCATCCTTTTTGGAATTTACCCATAACTCCACCACGTCGCTTTTATAAAGTTCCACGCATGGAAGCCCACCACTCTCAAACATACGAACCCCCACAGACATTCGTTTACCATCTACATATTCATATGTTTTATATATATTATCACCATCCTCATATCCAAAAACCTTATATTTTATTTCTCCATCTTCTATATATAACGCCACGGCCGCATCCGCCGTACCAAACAAATGTGAACCCATGGACGATATACAAGCCTTCATATTGGCGGAGTTCCACCATGATTTGAAACGTGACATTTTCTCAGCCGTCGCCTCACCGCCTTCATTTCCGAACCATATTTCATTACCAAAACAATATGCGGTCTTGTTTTCACGTATGGAAGACTCAAACGGCATGGCTATACGCTCCACCTCCTCGTATCCGTTTAGAACTAATTTCTGTGTAGGCTTATCATATCTATATTTTGGCCTAAGCGATCGTATTGTGGTAGAATATATCTCATGCGCAGATGGAGAAAGCTCGTTCAGAAAATTTGTTTGTGATAAAATTTGCTTCTTTGACTTGTCAAGCGTCATGGGATATGATGGGACGAAAGCATTATTTAGCACCGTCTGGGGTGCTTCGGAACCCTTCGTGTAGACATTACGATACCATAATGGCTTTTTAATATAATCAGAAATCTTCATTTTTTGAAACATTTTCGACAAAAATATGCAAAAAAACGCAGAAAATATGGATTATTTTATATTTTTTATACACTTTCTAAAAAGTCGCCATATTCTAAATCCTGTATATCCCTATCCCAGCAAAGTACATAATCATCTTCCGTGTATATCCTTGCCGCTTCTTTTCTTGGGCGGGCATCAAGATCAAACCTACAGCGAAGAGACATGGCGTCTATATAGTCGGGGGATAGTTTATATTGTGTTTTAAACTCGCCTTTCTCCCTATAATATATACGTCCGTTTTTATCTCTCCTGACGAATACGTTTCTCTCTTCCACAAATATGTCTATGAGCCTGGTGGGTGTTTTTTTGGGGCCATGTGGGAATATCTCGAATTTATCTATTGAACATGATATTTCTTCTTTTTTTATCATAGTTTCAAGCTTACCGTACAATTGGCTCCGTAGTTTATAGTATTTTTCCATAACAACTTGGTTCCCGGCCTCATCATATTCAATTATCGGGGACGTATTGGCAACGCACGGCATGCCCTGTTTGAACCTTTTCATAAAAAACCCCATCCCAGTAGCATCAAAAGCAAAATTCTCCATAGGTACATCGTATTTATGCAATTGAGCCATAGCCCACATTTCTATCTCTTCTGGATCTCCGCTGGATATGGTTTCTATAGCTATAATAGTGTGCCCCCTCCATATGAACATTGGGCATATGTCTCCACCTCCCGACACGTCCATAGTGGCATACATCTGCTCGTCGTGGTCGTATGGGTTTATGAAAATGTCGGCTATCTGCTGTTGACTGATGCGGATTTCGTTTTTTTCAATGGGCCCGAAATAGGTTTCCTTTAATTTTCTACGTTCTGATTCTGTAACATTATAAAGGTTTGCCACGCTACCACCACCTGTTTTATTAGCAAGTATTCTGTTATCTATAGCGTGTCCAGAAAAAACTGTAAATGACTTAACTAAGTGATCAGACGTCATTCCGCCTTGTTTTTCCTCATCGGTTGGTTCAAGATTACACCTGCGAATAATCTCCTGCTTTGTATCGGCAAAAACCGTAGACTCAACGGAATCTCCCATAACCCTGAAATATCGCACTTTTCCCAACATTTCCTCCCTCCATTTCCAGTCAGTTCCTATATATCCACCAAGCCGAAGAAATTCTGTTGTCCAATGCTCATGTAACGGATTGAATGAACATACTGATATTGGCCTCATACCAGAATCATCCCTATTTCGTGATAACATATATACGAAGGCGCGAAACTCCTCGATATCTGTTACTTCGTCCCAGTATATATATGACGCCTGAGTCTTTTTGGCATAATCTTGAAACTCCTTCCACTCCGCTTCGTTTTTGGTGTTGAAGTTCATATGCATCATCTGCACCGAGCTATTCCATTGCTTCCACGCTGCGACGGGATAGTCTCCTCCCAGTATCTCGCATCCCGCGAAGTTTTCAAAAATAACCCGAAAGTCACGAAATAAAGAACCACCCTTCTTATTATCCAATAGACGCTTGGAGATTAGTTTCGCCGTATATTTTGGCTTGTCAACCCCATTTAGGGCTTTCATAAATCCCGAAAACGACTTTCCCATTGTCGCTTCGCCAGCCATAAATATCAAATTACACTCACTTGCTACAACGTCTTCTTGTAGCCCGTGTTGTGGGCATATGTCTACATCTCCTCTAATTACAAAATTACCAAATTTATCAACCCCCTTTTTACTTATTGTTGCCAGCACCCTCTTAACAACCGGATATTTTTCCGGCAGCGGTATGTTTTCATCTTTTAATCTTAGCATAAAATAAAAATTGTGTATAAATAACAGCCACAAAGAT